TAAACAAAGGAACTCACTTTGCTGAAAATCCTAAAAAGGCACAAACTAATATTTTCACTGCAGACGCTGAAAACGGAGTCGGTCAACAATCACCTTCCGGCGAAGATAAAAAACAACCAGTTACACTGGATCAAACATTGGAAAAAGATATTGTTGGTGATAAAAATACAGACGAAAGAACACCAAGAGAAAAGAAACAAGATGCTTATGGAGTAGAGGCTATATTGATGGGTCAAACCCCATTGGTAAACTATAGTGTCGATGAAGCCAAGAAATTTGGGTTCTATAAAAAAGGTTTTAATTGGTATGATACCGAGGGTAGTTTAATCGGAGAACAAGTATTTGATGAATATACTAAATCTCCAATTATACAATCAATCATAAAAGAAAATGCAGAGGATATAGAGGATGCTATTGTAAATGCTTTATACAATAGAGGATATCCATATGACAAAGATATTGAAAATGTAGCTAAAAAAGTTGCTAATTCTATAAAACCAATTGTTGGTCAATTAAAAAATGCACAACGTGTTGGTAGAGAAACTGCAAACTTAAGTGAGTTCTGGAGATCTTATAACGCAACCGATAACACTCCTAAAACTGACGTTATTATCAATGATTTTAAATCGTCTGTTAAATATGGTCCATCTCAACTAATGTCTGGTGGTAAAAATGAATCTTTGGCTACGTTTATGGCCGCTGTTGATTCAACTCCATCAGTAGACGCAGAAATTATTAAAAATGCAACCGGAATGTTAAACAACTTTGTTTCAGTCACTAGAACGGTAGAAGGTGGTGTTGAAGATTTGTTAAGAAAAAAACCATCTGATATTAAATCTGAATTAGAAAAGAAGGTGAAAATAATTGCGGATGCAGGCGATAAAGCTCATAAAGATTTAATGTTATATTTAGATACAGTGTTTAGTCAAAACCAAGCATTTAAACATTCTTTTGTAAGAGAGGCTATGACTGGAGAACACAAATTTTCAAATGGATCATTTGCGATTGCAAATTATATTTTATCGGTATCTAAGAATGGTGAATCAATTTATTTCAACCAAATCAATGACACGGTTGTCAATAGCGTAGCTAATTCAACAAAAGTTTCGGTAAGATTCAAATCAACTTCTGTTAAAAAGAAGGGTGAAAAAACAGGAGAGTATAACTTCTGGAGTGTAGTAGGTTTAATAGTTAAAGACTACAAGGAAAAGTATACAAAAATAAATGAATTATTAAATTCTGGTGATGTATTGACTGAAGGAATTGTTGATCAAGTTAAATTGTTTTTGCAAAATGTCTGGAAGTTTATCACAGATATTTATGAAAAGATTATTACATATATAAAACAAGGGTTTGAATATGTAATTGATTTCTTTGGTGTTGATTTACAAAATGAAGATATATTTGTTAATGGAATTGCTGGTGGTAATAGCATAAATATAGATTTTTCTAAGATACTGAATGACAATACACCCGTATCTGAATAGACAAATATGATAACTCAAAAACAATTGCTCTGTACATTTTCTAATAGTAGTCAATATACAGACGCATTAAAAGAAATACCAAAGCAATATACTCTTATAGATAATAAGATCTTTATATTTGCTAACGAAAATAATCTTCGGGAATTATATCTAACATTCAACGTTGAAAAACGTGAACAAATTAATAGATACAAAGGCACCATTAGTATACATCGTAAGAAGCAAACAAATACACTATATACGCTCAATGCAATGAATAAGTTGATTGCTGATGAAAACAATGGTGTATTTGATAAGAGCTTTCAATTAAATTGGGATTTATATAAAAACAGTATTATTTTAACCAATGAAATTGGGGTAAAAATAGTTTCATTAAAATTGTTTTCTATCTCTGAAATTTAATATGTATTTTTGACTTGATTTTGGTCTGCACCTAGTGTAGACTTAGTTTCGAGTTGGTTATACAATCTGGTTTGAGTGAACCAGACGAATTAATTAACTAATTAAACATTAAATATTAAATAATTATGGCATTAGATCTAAGTCGGCTAAAGAGCCGTTTGAGCTCTCTCTCAAACACAAATCAGAAATCAAACTTGATTTGGAAACCAAAGCCTGGGAAACAGGTAGTTCGTATTGTTCCGTACAAGTATGTACCTGATAATCCATTCATTGAACTAAAGTTTCATTACAACATCAACAACAAGACATATCTATCTCCTGATAGTTTCGGTCGTCCAGATCCAATCGTTGAATTTGCTAATCGTCTGAAAAAGACTGGTTCAAAAGAAGATTGGCAGATGGGTCGTAAGATGGAACCCAAGATGCGTACTTTCGTACCAGCTATTATTCGTGGCGAAGAAGGAGAAGGCGTAAAGTTCTGGGGATTTGGTAAACAAGTTTATCAAGAACTTCTATCAATCATCAGTGATCCTGATTTTGGTGATATTACCGATCTAACCAATGGTCGTGATATCGTTGTAGAATTCAAGACAGCTGAAGGTGGAGCTAGTTTCCCAGAAACAAGCATTCGTGTTAAGCCAAATGTAAGTCTCGCGGTAGATCCTAAAAACGCACAGTTGATGGAAGCGTTGAAGTCCCAAGTTAATATTTTGGATCTATTTGAAGAACTATCCTATAACGATCTAAAAGATGTTATGGATAAATGGTTAAATCCAGAAGCTGCTGCTTCTGAGATCGTAACAGAACCAACCGCAAGTGGAGATGACGATGAAGCTCCATTCCCCACAAGCCCCGTGGTCACATCCCAAGCAAAAGCCGTTCAATCACCAAGTACAGCTAAAGCTAAGGGTAAAGATAGTGTAGATCAAGCATTTGATGACTTGTTTAACTCTTAAAAATTAAAAAATAAGCCGGTGGAGTTTTTATAGTCCACCGGCTTTCTATTTATATACGTTATGGCAAAAAAAAGTGTTAGTAAAGATACGGGTCAACGTGACGAACTAATCGAAATGTTGGCAAATGAATTAAATAAAGCAAATAAAGAGGGTGGAAAGATTGCTCATTTTCTAGATGAACAAGACAATCCATCTGAAATCACGGATTGGATTAGCACTGGTTCTTCTATTTTAGATTTGGCAATTAGTAATCGTCCACACGGCGGGTTGCCGGTTGGAAAAATGGTAGAATTTAACGGACTTGAAGGTACTGGTAAAAGTTTGTTATCCGCTCACGTTGTTGCAGATACCCAAAAGAAAGGTGGCGTTGCTGTTGTAATTGATACAGAAAACTCAGCCGCACCGGAATTCTGGAAAAGTCTCGGTGTAGATCTATCAAAACTTCTATATGTTCAATGTGAAACTGTTGAGGATATCTTTGAACAGATGGAACGAATGATTGCTATTGTTCGTAAAAGTGACAAGAATCGAATTCTAACAATTATTGTTGATTCCGTAGCAGCGGCATCTACAAAGGTAGAACTTGAAAGCGATCACGGTAAAGATGGTTACGCTACTGGTAAGTCAATTATTATCAGCAAAGCAATGCGTAAGATTACTACTATGATTGGTCGGCAGAAGGTACTTACAGTGTTTACTAATCAGCTACGTCAGAATCTAAAGGCTATGGCGTTTGGAGATCAGTATGTGGTATCAGGTGGTAAAGCACTTGCTTATCACTGTAGTGTTCGTGTTCGTTTAAATAATACAGGTAAACTCAAGAGGGGTGATGAAGTTATTGGTAACGAATGTAAAGCGGTTGTTGTGAAGAATCGTATGGGTCCGCCACAACGTCAAGCAAGTTTTGATATCTATTTTGATAGCGGAATTGCTGACTATGGCAGTTGGATTAAAGTTCTAAAAGATCAAAGTCTGATTAAACAGGGTGGTGCTTATTACACATACAAGAAGAATGATGGATCCGAATGGAAGTTTCAATCCAAAGACTTTGTGACCGTGATGAAAACAGACAAGGAACTGAGTGAAGAAATTTACTTGAAGATTTGTGATGTTGTAATTATGAAGTACAAAGACTTTAATAGTCAGATCATTGATGATGCTGTCGTAGAGTCAGAAGAAACTTCGGTTAGCGAAGAATAATATGAGCGGATTCAGTTCATCTGAAAAGAAGAAACTGTTCTCCTTGTTTGAAAACATTAAGGAGGGTGTTGGAAGTGACGGTCTCAAAAAGACTACTAATTCTGACATCCTCCTTGTTGATGGCCTTAATACTTACATTAGAAGTTTTATGGCCATTCCGTCACTTAATGAGGATGGATTACACACAGGTGGTATTGCGGGTTTCTTAAAAAGCATTGGATATGCAATTAAATTGCTTTCTCCTACCCGAGTTATTATTGTATTTGATGGTAAGGGAGGAAGTCAGAAACGTAGAAAGATTTATCCAGCTTACAAAAATGGTAGAAAGACAGATATCAGACTCAATCGTAATTATGAAGAACTGTCTTCATCTGAGATAGAATCTGTAAACTTTAAAAAAGAATTGATTCGTACTGTAAATTATTTAGATACTTTGCCTGTTACTATAATGGCAATTGATCAAATAGAAGCAGACGATACAATTGCTTATTTAGCTACAGAAACTTTTAAGGACAGCAATATAACAATTATGTCTACTGATAAAGACTTTTTACAATTGGCAAATGACAAAGTCAAAATTTGGAGTCCTGTCAAAAAGAGAATATTTGGTTGTAAAGAAATATTAGATGAATATGGAGTTACATGTAGTAACTATATCTTATATAGAGTTATGGAAGGTGATGTCAGTGATAATATTCCAGGACTGGATGGCGTAGGTTTGAAGCGGGTAATTAAATCATTTCCTTTCTTATCAGAAGAACGTCAATATGATTTAAATGAGATTTATAATTACGCAGAAAATAACAAGGGTAAGTATAAAATATATCAGACCGTGTTAGATAACAAGTTACTACTTGAACGTAATCACACGTTGATGCAGTTAAAAGATACGCAAGTACAGTCATTTACACAGTTACGTATAGAAGAAATAATAAAAACTCCTGTACGTAGAATTGATAAAATGAGTTTTACTAAATTAATTACAGAAGACAAAATGTGGAATAATATCCCCAATTATCACATTTGGTTACAAGAATGTTTTGGCAAATTAAATAGTTTTGTAGAATAAAAACGTCGGTTAATAAAAGTTGAAAACCACAAAATTCAGTGGTATAGTAGAGTTATCTTATGGAAAACAAAAAAGCAATTGATTCATTAACAAAATACGGCCGTGACTTCCAAATCAAGTGTATTTCGTGTTTAATATCTGATCGTTCATTTATTGAACGTATCAACGATATTATCGAAGTAGACTTCTTTGAAAGTGATGCAAATAAATGGGTCGTAAAAGAAAGTATAAAATATTTTAACGAATATAAAGATCTACCAACTTTAACTGTATTCAAGATTAAAGTTGATGAAGTAAACGATGAACTACTTAAAAGAAGTATCGTGGATAATCTCAAATTGGTTTATCAAAAGGTAAGTGATAACGATTTGAAGTTTGTTAAGGAACAGTTCTTGGAATTCTGTAAAAATCAGAAACTAAAGAATGCTATTATTG